ATTATCTTGGACGAGTGTGATTACATTACACCAAACGCTCAAGCAGCACTTCGTAATCTTATGGAAACTTTCTCTAAGAATTGTCGTTTTATATTGACTTGTAATTATGTAGAAAGAATCATTGACCCAATACAAAGTCGTTGTCAATCATTTCAGATTATACCACCAGACAGAAAAGAAGTAGCACAACATCTGGCAAATATATTGGATAATGAAAGTGTTAGTTATGATATTAAGAATATTGCTACCATTGTAAATGGTGGTTATCCTGATATCAGACGAGTAATCAATGGTGCTCAACGACAAGTAGTAAATAATCAATTGGTAATTGATGAAAATACGATGACTCAAAATGATTATAAACTACAAGTATTAGACATACTGAAAACGCAGGACAAGAAAAATTCATTTCAGAATATCAGACAATTATTAGCAGACTCAAAAGTATCAGACTTTTCAGATTTGTTTAGATTGTTGTTTGATACGATTGATGATTGGGGAACAGGTCATATAGCTGAATGTATTTTAATCTTGTCAAAATATCAACAATCAGACGCAGTTGTAGTGGACAAAGAAATTAATGTTATGGCTATGTTTGTAGAATTAATAGGGACAATAAAATGAATCAACAACAAGAACAGCCAGGAGTTCAGATAGATATATCAAAAGCAGATACTATTCAATGTGAGGATTGTGGAAACGCATCATTCATACAAGCATTTTTCTTAAAGAAAATATCTGCATTGATGTCACCGACAGGTAAAGAAGCTATCGTTCCAATGCAGGTATTTAGTTGTGGTAATTGTGGTAAAATTCCACAAAATATGACTGAAGTGGGAGAGTAATAGTGAAAGTATTAGAGAAATTAGGTTGGAAACCACCTTCAAGTAAAGATAGTGGTATTACAGACGCCGATACATTGTTCAATGAAACTACAATAAAACACGTTAAGAAGTTTTATGATGAGGAAATTAGGTTTATCATAGCAAAATCAGATGGTTCTGACATACAAACGGCAGACCATCGAGTAGCAGTAATGGGACCTGGCAAAGTTTCTTTACCCACTAAATTAAAACACGCTATATATCATAGTGGTGTCCCAAGATTAGAAGACCCAAAGTATAATGACAAAAACGCACCATTACAAATACATTGTTTCGGTGATAGTTGGACTTATGGTTGGGATGTAAAACAAGAGGAATCCTTTCCACATTTATTAGGAGATGAAAATACATCAGTATGGAATTATGGCGCTGGTAAAACTGGTTTAGATTGGACAATGAAAAAAGTCTCAGAGGTGTATCGTGACTTCAATCATAAAGAAAATGAAAACTTTATTTATGTTATAACGATTCCACATAGTTTTAGAAGAATGTTCTTTGAGGAAAACGGAACAGCTCGTAGAACTTGGGACAAGCCAGTAGCCGCTGAAACAAATCACTATAATCATTTTCTATACTTATATCACCACTACGAGATTCTAAATCGTTTAATCGGTAGAGATAAAATCATATGGGGAACTTGGGATGATGAAATACCAAAAGATATGATTGATGTATTCTTTGATTTACACGACTATGCAGGTAGACATCCAGGTCCTGAATCACATAGATTGTACGCTGAAAAAATCAAAGATATAATGAGAAAAAGTGGTTGGTATGGACAAGAAAGTTAGAAACAATGTAGAAAAATTCTATTATGATAATCATCGAGTTTATACCAACGAGGATGGTGGACAATATGAAGAAGAGGTTCTAAATATATATCAAAACGATGAGAATAGATTTCACGACCCGATTTATAATAATCCAAATGCTAAAAGACAAATCTATACATTTGGTTGTAGTTGGACTTATGGTTGGGATTTAGAACAAGAAAAAACATTTACTCATTTGTTAGGTGATGAAGAAACTGCGGTTTATAATTGTGGAGCAGGTGGAACAGGATTTGATTTCGCTTGTAAAAGATTAGCAGAAGTTTATGTACCAACATCAAGACGACAAATATTTATCATTACAATTCCACACACTCTTAGAAGAATGTGGTTTGATAATGACGGAGTTGCATACAAATCTTGGGCGATACCTAAAAAAATGAGGTGGAACGAATATAATGACTATTTGTACTTTTTACATAATTATGAAATGTTAAATAGCTTTATAGGAAGAGAAAAAATAATTTGGAGTTGTTGGGGTGACAACACTTCAGGTGCCAGCACAAATATACCACTCGATTTAGTTGATATTAAGTTTGATTGTGTAGATTATACAAATACTAATCATCCAGGAGTCAAGTCCAACAAACAATATGCGGAAAAACTAAAAGATGTATTACAAGATAGATTTAAATAACTACGAACCACGAGAAGTTCCAGAGTATCAAGAGTTTACAAACTACAATGATATTAAATGGGAACAAATTGAAATGATAGATGAAGAGTTGGATAACTTTAAAGATTCATTTGGAAAATCTTGGAGCGAATGGACACTTAATAATTTAAGAAATAGATTAAAAGACGGGTGGACATTTTATTTAGTTGAGGGTGGTTGGTGTTTTATTGATTGGAATAGACAATATCCTTACTTGTGCAATCGTTATGTGTTTCCAGAACATAGAAATAAAGGATTAGGTAGTAATTTAGTGTGGTTAAGATGTAATGAAATAAAAGAACAAGGATACAAAACTGCTATGATTAAGTTAGAGGATTGGAATACACCAGCATTATCAGTTATGAAAGAAAATATATTCACTAAAATGGACTAAGTAGATATTTATTCTTAGGAGAAAATTATGTCAATTCAAACAAAAGTACAAAACTATTTAAATTATGTTACAGGAAGTGTAGGTGGATGGCCAGCAAACACTAATGTAGCGATTATTGGAAACATTGATTTTATACCTGAAAGTGGTTCTAACGATGTTTATATAAATGAAATCAACACAAATGTCGGTCTTTATGGTACATATACTGAACAAGTTGACTCAGTTAATTTAGTTTCAGATTATGCAAATGAAAAAGGTTGTACAACAGCTTATGTATATGGACACACCACTGGCACAAAAACAAATCCATCAACATTACAACAACCAATAATTAGTGCGAGTTTTGCAAGACACGGAATATCAGTAAACTTTGAATATAATGACAATACATCACACACTTATTTTTCCCAAAGAGGACAAAATCAATATACAGGTAGTTTCCACTTATTTATGCAAACACCTTGGTATAGTGATGATAACTTATTAGAAATCGTAAGTGGTTCATTTAACAAAACAACATTTAGAAACATACTCGGTTCATCACCTGAGAGTTCAAGTTTGATTCCTTTATTTGATACAGGTTCTTTTAGTTCAAATAATTCATATCATCCAGATTTTGTTGTAAAGAATCCAACAGCTGATACATCACTACAAGACCGAGATTTAGAATTTTACAAATATGTGGGTGCAAATCCTTCTTATCAAAATGCAGTTAATAGTGGTTCACTATTGGTTGAAAAGTATATTGTTCCGAGTGGTAGTATCTTAAATAATGAAGGATATAATCTTGCTTCAAAACAATTTTTTTGGATGACACCTGATAAAAACATAATGTTTGATAGTGATTACGGAAATGTTTTTGGAATAGACGACGCGTACAAATGGGCTCTACCTTCAGGAAAAGATTTATGGAACTTTAAGTCAGTCATAGATTATACCACAGCTAGTGGTAGTTTAGTAAAAATGTTTGACGACTCAACAAAACAAGTTCAAGATATTGAGGTTGGGGATGTCGTTAAATCTTACAAACCAGTTGGAATGCCAGATGAAATGTTTGCAGATGATTGGTTAAATTACTCTACGACAGACTTAACAGGTTCAACACCTTCAGGTTCAGTAGTGATGAGAAAGTTAAGTAAAGAAAACTTTGGATATTATTTGGTTAATGGTAGTATTAAATTACCAATTAATGACCAAAGTAAATCTAAGATAAAACAATATTTTGTTAAACAAGGTGATACTTGGAGTTGGCAATCACCAAAAGATATTGAAACAGGTGATTACTTTTTAGATACGGATGGAAATGAATTAGAAATCACATCTATATCTGAGGTCGGACAAGATGAAACATTTTACTCATTAGATGTTGAGGAAATAGACACTTACTTTACAAGTGATATATTAGTTCATAATATTCCACCTTGTTTTGTAGAGGGAACTGCTATTGAATTAGTTGATGGTTGGAAACCAATTGAAGATATTGAGGTTGGTGATATTGTTTTATCCTATAACACGGAGACAACATCTTTCGAGCAAAAGAAAGTAACTGAACTTTTTGTACACGATGAAGACAAAACACTTATTATTGATGACACTTTGGAATGTACACCAAATCATCCATTTTTTAGAGATGATGAGTGGATACACGCGAAAGAATTAAAAGTTGGTGATGAGATTCTAAAACTTGATGGAAAGTATCATAAGGTAAACAAAATAGAAACAAGTGAAGAAACAAAAACCGTATATAACTTTGAGGTAGAAGACACACATTGTTATTTTGCAGAGGGTTATTTAGCACATAATAAATGTTTTACAGGTGATACGATGATTACATTAGCAGATGGGACTTACACAAGAATAGATGAAATAATGTTAGGGACAGAAATCAAAACTTTAGATGAATCTGGTAAACCACAAAATTCAGGTGTATTGGAAGTAGTAAAAGTATTACACGATAATGTAGTGAAATATAAATTTGATGATAATACAGAAATTAAAGCGACTGATGACCACCCGTTTTATGTTAATGGTAAATTAAAAGCTCCATTAGAGGTTGGTGATATTGTTGAGAATGAAGATTCAAAAGTCATTCAGGTGGCTAGTGTCAATAAAATAGAGGGTGTGGTGGAGACATACAATATTAACAAAACACATAACGGCAAGAATTATTTTGCGAATAGGGTTTTAGTATCAGATGAGTCAGAAACAGAATAACGATTTTTTATATTCAGTTCAGATTCCAAACTTTTTATCAACAGAAAAATGTGATGAACTAATAAAAGACATTGTAGAATCAGAACAAAATGTGGTTGGGTGTGTTGGAGATGAAAAAGGTGAAAACGCAATCATACCAGAAATCAGAAAAACAGAAGAGTGGTATTTGTGTAACCAACCCGATAATGAGTTTAGACCAGATGAAACAAATAAAGATTGGAAATGGTTACAAGATAAAATATTTCAAATGGCTAATCTCGTAAATGATAAAGTATTTCATTTCGATATCAATGGGTGTGACAATGAATTAAAACTAATCAAGTATCATCACGGAGGTTTTTATGGTTGGCATACAGACTTCAATGCAGGAACTTGTTCAATAAGAAAATTAGTCGGAATTATTCAATTAACAGACCCGAGTGAATATGTTGGTGGAGATGTTCAATTCGGTATCCAAGACAAAGATACAAAAGAGTGGTATACGATGAACAAACTAAAAGGTTCACTAACTCTTTTTCCAGCATTTTTATCTCACAATGTAACACCCGTTACTGATGGAACTCGATATGTAATTCAAGAATTATTTGTCGGAGACCACTTCAAATAGGAGCAAAATGTATAAACCAGTAGATATGGAAAGTTTAAAGTTGAATAAAAACTTTAAATGGGCGATAGAAAGAAAAAACTTTTTTACACAAGAAGATTGTGATTTTTTTATCAAGTTCATAGATGAACAATCTGAAAGAAAACAAGGGCACTACACAGGCGGTGTAAATCCTACTTGGAAAGATGACGAAATTATGGACGACAATGTTTGTATGTTAAACATAGGTAAAAATGAAGAACAAAAATATCTTGATAAGTTTTGGAGTGCAATCAAGATAGCAGATGCCACCACATACAAATATAACATCAAAGGAATATACAAAAATAGACTACAAGCACATAGATATGATGTAGGTGATTGGTATAATCCACATTCAGATTTTCATTCAACAGCAGATTTCAGTTCAGTTAAATTAACTTGTATTGTTTTTTTAAACGACCATACAGAGTATGAGGGTGGGGTCTTTAGTTTATTTGACGGAACAATTATTGAACCTGAAGTGGGTAAACTGATTATACATCCATCATTTGCAGGACACGGAGTCACACCAATCACAAAAGGTAATAGATATAGTTGTGTGGCTTGGGGAGTTGGAGATACTTTTGTATGATACAAAACGACACATTTAAATTTGTAGTTCATAGGGAGAATTTTCTATCGTTGAGTCAATGTCAGAAGTTGATGAGATACTTAGAAACAGGTGAAGCGACTGACTCAGAACTCGCTGGTAATTATGATGAGAACATTCTGAACAAAAAAGTTCGTGATAACAAAGAGGTTACGATTAATAATGAAAAACTAAATGATAAATTAAAAATGGTATTTGAGTTGTCTAATCAATCTATTTGGAAATACAACATAAAAGAAATGGAAAAAGTAAAAATACTTAGATATGAAAATGGTGGTAAATACAAATGGCATACCGATTGTGGTTCTAAAGAAACTTCGCTAAGAAAACTAACTGCAATCATTCAGTTATCAGACGAAACAAAATACGAGGGTGGTAATTTAGAATTTGGAATTACTGATGAAACGGGTGAAAATAATTATACTGCACCAAGAACACGAGGAAGTATTACAATCTTTCCATCATTCTTATCACATAGAGTTACACCAATCACAAAAGGTAGAAGATATTCATTGATAACTTGGATGTTAGGAGATTGTTTTGTATGAAAATAGCATTATGTATTTGTCCACAATGGTCAGTTCTAACACCTTCATTTGCAATAGGTAGTCTAAAGTCACACATCAAAAATAAAAATGTTGAAGTTGAACAATTTGACTTAAACATCAGAACATCACTATACACCAAAGAAAAAAACATTAAAAAGTTTTGGGATTGGGGTAACGACACGCCTTGGAATTCAGAGTCTAATTTTAAAGATGACATTTTACCACACTTTAAAGATTTGTGGCACGAGTATATTGATAAGTTAGCTGAATATGATGTCGTAGCATTCACTACATACATCTCTAATATTGTGACAACAGATTATATTGCCAGATACTTAAAACAAAAAAATCCAAAGATACAAATTTGGTATGGTGGCCCTTATTCTTGGTACGCAGAGAGTGCTGGTTTAGTTGAAAATGACCATTATAGAGAGTTTGTTGATGTGGCTTGTAGTTCAAGTGACGGAGAAAAAATTATAGCAGACTTAGTTAATCGTTATGTCGAAGATGGACACTATGAAAATGTAAAGGGTATATATCGTTGGGACAAAATGACACCAAGCTTCCCTACGGTATTAAAAAAAGGTCGTAGTGGTAGAACACCAGTATTTAATGGAATGGTATTACCACAAAATCTAAATGAATTAGAAATACCAAAATGGGATAAAGAGGTAATGGATTATTACAAAAAGCTAGTAAAAGAGTTTGATACTGAATTACAATTACCTATGCAAACATCAAGAGGGTGTACTTTCAAATGCACATTTTGTAGTGAAACAAGATTATACAGATATAAAAACAATGAGAAGATTGTTAATGAAATGAAAGAGTTAGAAAAAGATACAGGTATAAATAACTTTTGGTTTACAGACTCTTTAATTAATGGTTCGATGCCAATGTTCAAAAAGTTAGTGGACAAATTAGAGGATGAAAAAGAGAGTGGTACACTACCAAAAGTGAATTGGGGTGGACACTTCAGAACACACAAGAAACTTGATGGTGAATTATTAACAAGAGCAGTTAATGTGGGATTAAATTATATGAATGTTGGTGTGGAAAATGGGGTGAATAAGATATTAGCGTTGATGGAAAAGGGACAAACCACCGACGATGTTAGTCATTTTTTGAAATCAGCATATGAAAGTAAGGTATTTTACATAGCAAATTACATACCAGGTTATCCGAAAGAAAACTATATGGATTTCATATTACAATTAAAGTTTTTGTATGACAACCATAAATACTTCGGAAATAATGGGGTTATAAATTTAATGCAATCAACCGATATTCTAAATCACACACCATTGGATATTTACAGAGATGACTTTGATGTCTCAAAAGAAAAAACTATTCTTAATGCTTGGACTTCAAATGATTATAAAAACATATTAATGGTTAGACACTTAAGAGCATTCTTAATTGAAACAATGTTAAGAGGGTTTAAGTTTACAAATGAAGCAGAGTTTGTTGGTGATGATTTTAAATTCGCAAAAAATAAAGATAAGGGTGGTGAACCACCATATCTCAGAGCTAGACTTAGAGAAAAAGACTTAGTGTTCAATACCATTGAAATGGATTTGAAAGAAAAAACTGATGACGCTATCTTTAATAAAGATTTTCTATTGTCAAAAGAGCAAAACAATATTGTTGACACTATTGAAAACGAAATTATAAAAACAATAAAAGGTTTTGCTTGGGTGATGGTAAACACGACTAATAAATCCAACATAGACTTTATTATTCGAGATGACTTCAAAGGTTATGCATTGAAAGACTCTTGTTTCAATTTGAATTTTTCCCTTAAATCTGACGGAGATGATTTTGAACTCGACTTTGGATTCAATTTTAAGATTGGGAAAGATGATAAACAATTGTTTGACGAAACAGATAACTTGGATTTTGTAGCAAAAAATGTTATACAAATTAAAGATAATATTAACAAGTATAAATACTCAGACGAGGTTAATGATATTTATCAAGATAGTATTGATTACAAAAGACATAAGATATCGATACCACGAGTTCCGATGACAAATCAATATTAAAAAAATTACATTTTACAAAGACAGCATACTATTTATTAGTATCTAAGGTTATTCACAATGAAAACAAAATCACTATTTGACCACATAAAAGAAATTACAAATTCTCAAAACCCAAACTATTGGGAAGAGATTTCTGATGCTGATAAAAAAACTTGGTCAAATTATATGGTGCATAGATTCCTATCTATGAAGCCAGATTGGATTGAAGTCGTAAACGAAATTCAAAAGTATTGGGAATTAGAACCTAAATCAGTATATCAATTCTACACCAATGTAATACCAAAGGGTAGAACTTTCTTAAAATATACGAAGTCTAAGAACAAATCTAAGATTGAGGGGTGGGCTATGGATATTTTATGTGATTATTTTGAAGAAAGTTCAGAAAATATTGAAAAAACGCTTGACATTATAGGTAAAGATGTCGTATATTCGATTGTATCTAAGTATGGTGTAGACGAGAAACAATTAAAAAAGATATGGAGTAAAAAATGACAATCAAAGACACACCAAAGGGATTACCAGATTCAGCTTTGGACTTTCCAAAAGAAGCACCAGAATCAGAATATTCTGATGTGATTGAATATATGGAAAAAACTTATCCACAGATGACGAGTGAATTTAAAAAAATTCAAAGAGACCAATACGAATTGTTTTGTAAGAAACAATATGATTACGGCCCACAAAATATTGCGGTGGGAACGATTCTAAAAACCAAAGAGGATGTTAAGTTATCATTGTTGGGTATTTGGTTTAGAATGAACGACAAGATAGAAAGATTAAAAACATTATTAATGAGAGATGATAGTCACGCAGTTGAGAATGAGAGTGTGATAGATAGTTTTTCAGATATATCAAATTATGGAGTGATGGCAAAAGTCGTAGCAAAAGGTAAATGGGCAAAATAAGTTATAGTCAGTTCGCAATGTGGGACAAATGTCCTTACACTTGGAAAGCAAATTATGTGGATAAAGCAGAAACTTTCAAAGGTAATATTTATACCTTGTTTGGTAGTGCTATCCACGAAACTATTCAAGCATATTTAGTTTGTTATTATGAACGAACAATCAAGGAAGCAGACGAATTACCACTACACGATATTTTGATTTATCGTATGA